CGCTTGTCATTGCCGACGCCGCAGGTGATGCTTGGGTTCTTGCTTCTGATGGCGCAACCACTCCGGCCGCCTCCTAAACTCTAAACGGAGACACCAATGGCTGACGCAGTCACATCACAAACCATCCTTGACGGCGAACACCTGTTCATCGGCAAGTTCACCAATATCAGCGACGGCACCGGTGAAACGGGCGTTGTAAAGATTGACATCTCTGCATTGAGCGCCAACGGACACGGCCTCGCATGCAATGGGGTGAAAATCAACAAGCTCTGGGCGCACACAATCGGCATGAGCGTCGACATCCTTTGGGATGCAACGACAGACGTGCTGTGCGAGACAGTCCCCGCTGAAAAGCTCATCGAAATAGACTACAGTTCATTCGGTGGCATCCCGAACAACGCTGGAGCAGGCAAGACGGGAGACGTGTTGTTCACGACCGTCGGAGCTTCGGCAGGTGACAGATACACCATCATTCTTGAATGTATCAAAACCTATGCATCAGCATGAACCCCGAACACATTTTTCAGGTCTCGATGGCGGTTGGCGCATCTATGGTTTCCGTCATCGGGTTCTTCGCAATCCGCACATTGAAGACAATCGACAGCAATCAGGAGAAGCTCGCTGAGCGCCTTGATAAAGGTCTGGGTGAAGCATTCGAGCGTCTGCGTGCAGTGGAAATTGATCTCTCAGAAGTAAAGGCGGAGCATCGTCTCAGCCAATCAAGCAACTACAACAGGACAGCATCATGAGCAAGTCTATCAAGTACGTCAAGGACTTCGAGTTTCCATCGGAGTTTGGGTTCAGCGGCAGCGCCGGCAAGCAGCAGGTCAAGGGCTACGCCCGTGGCGGCAAGGTTCACAGCGACGCCATGCAGGACAAGAAAATGGTCAAGGCGGCCGTGCATAAGCACGAGAAAGCCCAGCACCCCGGTGAACCTCTCACCAAGATGAAAAAAGGTGGAGAGATTGAAACCAAGACCGAGCGCAAGCGGTACCAGAAAAAGACCGTAGGAAAAAACACCAGGAGCGTTGAAGCAGAAATTCGCGAAGCAGAGAAAAGGCTGGCGACTATACCTGATACGGAGGCACAGCGTGCTATGCGAGCTGCGGCTGCCCTTGAGATAGAAAACGAAAACCGTCGGCTTGAGAAGAACATGATTGATGGCGGTGGAGAGCTTCCAGAATACATCAAGAAAAAGTTCGGACTGAAGCGCGGCGGCGGAGTCGGTCAGGGCATGATGAAGAAGCAGGGACCTCAGGACGGAACTGGACAGCGCAAAGGCAAGGGTAGCTTCAACCGCGAGCCGATGCTGAAGTGCGGCGGAAAGGTCAAGAAGTAGTTTGTTTCTGACGAGAAAAACACTTTCTTTAAGGTAAAAGGAGACCAGGCATATGGCCTATTCGGGAAGCATTGGCGGAACCACATTCAACGCACTGAAGGTCGTAGACCATGCCTTCAGGCGTTGCCGCCTTCCTGCGCAGGCCATCACGGCTGAGATGCACACCTATGCGCTTGAGTCTCTGTATGTCCTGCTGTCGGAACTTGCCAGCAGCCGCACGCCGAGTTGGTGCATAGACAGCGTTGTGTTGCCTATGTATGAGAACGAACCCATCGTCACGCTTCCCGCAGGGACGGTTGACGTGCTGAACCTCAATTACAGGGTCATACAGGAAGTCACCGGTACTTCAACGCTTTCGGCTACCGAGTACGAGGTGAACTTCACTACGGACACTGTCGTGAACACTGTGGGCATCAAGTGGGCGGCAACGGCCGTGCCATTGAGCTTCCAGACCTCCGACGACGGCGTAACATGGACAACGGTCGGCACGCAGTCGACAACCGCCGCGTCCGGCGAAATCACTTGGACTGACATAACGGCTGCGGTCGCCAAGGCCTACTTCAAGATTGTAGCTACAAGCGGCACGCTATCGATGACCACGGTAACGCTCGGCAACACACCGCAGGAAATACCACTCGGACAGCTCAACCGTGACAGCTACGTCAACCAGAGCAACAAGGTGTTTGCTGGGCGACCGAACAGTTACTACTTCCAGCGCAATCTAGCAAACCCTGCAGTGAATATATGGCCAGCACCATTCGCGGATGCCGAAGATGCTCAACTTGTGCTGTGGAGGCACCGTCAGATTATGGACACCGAGAACCTGCAGCAGGATGTTGAAGTGCCGGCTAGATGGCTTGAAGCCATCATCACCAACCTCGCAGCCAAAGTCGGTGTTGAAACTCCCCAGGTTGACGTACAGGTGGTGGCACTTTTAGAACAGAAAGCGGCAATCACACTGCAGAAGGCTTGGGATGGCGATGGGGACGGAAGCGCAACGCAAATCAACCCCGGTATCGGGTGTTACACGCAATGAGCAAGTTCATTGACCCAACCGGACAGCCGACTTATGGCATCGGCATATGCGGCAGATGCAGCAGGAAATTTCCTCTGGCCGAGTTGTTTCCGGATCCGAACTACCCCGGACTGATGGTGTGCAAGGACGACCTCGACGAATATGACCCGTACCGGCTTGCACCGAGGACCCCCGACCAGATTGTTCTGCCGTTCACACGGCCCGATGTAAGCCTGTCCGTGGATTCGGAATAGTGCAACGTCGACGGCGGAACATTTTGAACTATAAAACAGGAACGTAACCATGGCTCAAAGCGGGTATACCCCAATTCAGCACTACAAATCCACGACACCCGCCGAGGTGCCTGTGGCCGGTAACCTTCTACCCGGCGAACTCGCCATCAATATCGCCGACGGTGATATGGCGGTTTATGCGGAGAACGCTTCCGGCGTTGTCACGCGTCTCATCAACAACCCTGCTGGGCTGAAGTACCCTACGGCTGACGGAACGTCAGGGCAGGTTGTGCAGACCGACGCTTCAGGAAATCTTTCGTTCGGTTCTGTGCAGGCAGTTATCACTGGAGCTGCCACGACCATTGACACCGAAGACCTTACTGTCAGCCGTGCGCTTGTGTCGGATGGTAGTGGAAAGGTCGCCGTGTCTGACGTTACATCAACGGAACTCGGCTATGTTGACGGGGTGACTTCGGCAATCCAGACTCAGTTGAATGCAAAGCAAGCCACTATCACTGGAGCGGCAACAACAATTGACACCGAAGACCTTACTGTCAGCCGTGCGCTTGTGTCGGATGGTAGTGGAAAGGTCGCCGTGTCTGACGTTACATCAACGGAACTCGGATATGTTGACGGGGTGACTTCGGCAATCCAGACGCAGTTGAATGCGAAACTTACTTCCGTTCCAGCGGCAACAAGTTCAGTTTACGGTGGTATTAAAGTATCACTTTCTGGAACAACCCTAACAATTACAGTATAATGGCACAAATGAATCACAATTCAGCGTATGTCTATTCAGTGGATGGTAGTACGCTATGGGAAAGGCTCAGAGTTATTCGTGGTTTTCTTTCGGACAGAAAGAAGGCTTTGGCTTTGGCAGAGTTGAGTATGGAAGAGATGGTGGAAGAGATTGCCAGTCTAAAAGGCTTTGAGAAGCGAAAGTTGGAACTTGAGTTGCCAGAGATGGAAGAAAACATTCTGTATGCAAAAGATGAAGTTGAGTTTCTCGTTGCTATGGAAAAAGACTTGGCTGAAAAAGCTGAAGCAACTCGCATAGAAGGCAAGAGTGATAGAGAGATGTACGAAATTAACCATTTCTACGAACACGAAGTCAAACTAGCCAACCGTGCAAAAGCCGAGATTTTGTCTGAAAATAGAATTCGTCCAGAAACAATTCTTGAACTGTCTCGTTGCCCAAAAGCACTCCACCAAGTTGAGAATAGTGGATTACTTCAGAATGCAGAGCTATTTATTTCTGCATTTCCAGAACAGAAAAAGATGCTTGAATTATGCCACTAATCTATAACGGAACAACGATTACTGCCGTAACGTATAATGGCGTGGCACTTTCGCAGTTGATTTATAATGGTACTGTCGTTTGGAATTCGAGTTATACTCAAGGGGTTTATTACGGTGGGTATACTGGATCAATCATCAACAAAGTCACACGAATAAATTCATCCGGAGCATTAGTAGGCGCTGAAACTGCCGTAGGAACAGGTAGGTATGGAGTTGGCGGGGCTTCCGTAGGAGATTATGGGGTTTATTACGGTGGGTATAATGGGTCATTAGACATCAACAAAGTCACACGAATAAATTCATCCGGAGCATTAGTGGCCGCTGAAACTGCCGTAGGAACAGCTAGGAGTGGGCTTGCCGGCGCTTCCGTAGGAGATTATGGGGTTTATTACGGTGGGGGCAGCTCCAACATAGTCACACGAATAAATTCATCCGGAGCATTAGTAGCCGCTGAAACTGCCGTAGGAACAGGTAGGTATGGAGCTGGCGGGGCTTCAACTTAACAATAAACAAAACACGAAAATGAGAAGATTAGCATTGGTAAACGGGAAAGTGGTTCACGCAGAAGTAATTG